ACCCAAGCGATGATCTGTGCATCGATGCCCTGGGCTTTGATCTCTTGATCAACCAGGCACAACCACTTCTTACAGATCAGGCCACCCGCACTTTGCAGCAGGGTATTGAGGGCAGCATGTGCGCTTCTCACCTTTACCTGACGACCATCGAGGCCTTTGATAAACCCACGCTTTGACGCTTGCTCTACAGCCTTCTTTAAGGTCCTAAAGGCTGGTAGTGCTTCCATGAAACGCTCTTTTAGGAGCTTTCCTTCTTTGGCACCTTTGTCGATGATGGATCCGATCTTGGTGTCTCCGGCTCCATACAAGAGGGCGTAGATGAAGGTTTTGGCTTGGTCTCTTGTGTCGAGACCTGCCGCCTTCTGGTTTGTTGTATGGATGTCGCCATCCAGGATCTCTTTCGCATATGCACCACCGTCATCTAAAAAGTGGGCCAGGCATCTCAATTCGAGACCCGAAAGATCCGTACCAACCAGGGAATAACCAGGGTCAACCGTGAACAACTCACGGCACTGCTGACCCCATGGCAACCTGGTTGCAGGGACCTGGGCTAAATTTGGAAATCGATGAGATGCGCGGCCTGTTACAGTACCGTTAGAAACAATTGAGTGCCGCAGCTTACCGTCAGCATCCACTCTTTTCAGCCAGGCCTGACCACCTTCCGCTAATTGACCTAGGCGTTTGGTCAACAGGAATAGCTGAGAGAGCTTTTGCGCCTCAGGGTAATGAAGCTCACCCAGGACCACGTCATCGATGATAGCGTGACCTGCCGGGGTAAAGCTCTTAGGCACCCAGGCATACTTGAGTTTCAGGCAATGCTCGATGTGTCTACGGCTGTTGTGGTTAAACTCAACCACGGTAACCTTTGTAAAAGGCTCACCTTTGACATAACCCAGCTTCTTGTTGTTGACCTTAGGGATAAACTCTTCGTGGATTTCCCATGGCTCGAAGAGGTCAGCCATCTCAAGTTCGAGCTTGGCCCTCTCTTGTGCCAAAGCAGCATATAGCTCCCCGGCCTTCTTGGTATCGAAGGTCCAGCCAGCCTTGCCTATGGCGTCCGTAATATGTGCGACCTCATGCTCGAGGTCGATGGATTCTTGTGACCATTTGTCTGGCTGTAGGAACTTAAGAAGGTCATGCGTTACCTGGACGTCTTGCTCCATGTAATGAAGCATTTCTACGTTGAAGCTGTCCCAACCGCCGTCATAGTCACCTTTATGGTTACCAAGACGTAGGCCCCAGGCTTTTAGTGCGTGACTGCCATATAGTTTCTTTGGAAAGTCTGCTTGGTGGTCTCTCTCGAAGTCTTCGTTCTTTAAGTCGGCCTTGATAAGCCTGGACAGGATCAATGTGTCAGTGATCTTGGCCTCTGTGTTCCACCCTGGGTAAACCTTTTGGATTGCCGGGATGTCAAAGTTGATGATGTTGTGACCAATCAACTCTGTGGCCTTGCTGAGAAACAACAACGCATCCTCGACACCCTCAGGACCAAAGCTTTTGATCTCGTTGGTGTCGATGTTCTTAAATGCTATGCAGTGGATGGTTGTTAGTTCTGGGAGTAGGCCGTTGGTTTCAATGTCGAAGACCAACCTCATCTGTTGTCACCGCTGCCAGTGATCAGAGCTGCTTGCATACGCCGGTCGCGCTTTGCGGTGTTCATCTCAGCTACACGGCTAAGGTCGAACTGAAGATGACCTGCGAGTGTCGCCACGTACCAAAGCACATCGCCAAGCTCCACGGCGATCTCTTTACGTGTTTCGTAAGACATATCGTCAAAAGGGACTACAGTATCCCGGATTACACGTTTGGCCTTGCCCAGGACCTCGCCTGTCTCAGATGCCAATCCGTATAGCAAATATGGGATCTTGTCTTTCTCAACGATAAACGTGCGTTCCGCAGCTGCCTGGTATTCATCTAAAGTTAACTTGTTCATTAGGCTCTCCTACCTATAAATCTGATCCCATGGCGTGGGGGAAACTTGCCGAAGCCATACCAACAGACATTGTCCTTCCCACACGACTTCGAGCCGGGGATCCACTTGAGACGCCCAACGCTGATTACGGTGTGAAGGTTTTGTAAGTACGGTATGGATTGTTTGGTGTGCATCCAGTCAGCATCGAACAGAAGCCAGGTGGGCTTCATCCATGTGAAATGTAGGATGGCTTGGTGTAGTAGCTTACGTTCCCATGGCGGGTTCGTAATTATGACATCACAACCTCTAACGTCTTCTATTGTGATGTCCCGGAAGTCCTTAGTTTCGTCATTCCCAGGGTGAGGTTCAATGTCGTTTGTGTAGAGACACTGAAGACCTCTTTTGTTTAGATACCCTACAAGGTCACCCTGCCCTGCACATGGCTCAGCGTAGGTGACGTAGGGGCTAAGACAGCCACTTGCCGTTAGAGGGGCTAGTGCGGCTTCTGGTGTAGGGTAAAAGTCTCTGGGAACACGCTCAAAGTTACTGCGTTTGCCCATATGATCAGAACATCTCCTTTTGATCTAATAGTCTACCGCTTGCGCGGTTGTACTTAATAGTCCCGGCGTAGCCTTGCTCACCGGACCAACGGTTCTTTAAAACATGCATAGACCTGGTGTCCCCGGCAGGGTCATCAGGGTCTATTTGTAGGCTGATACACATGGAACTAAGCTGGGCAATCGAGTGTGAACCTCGAAGCTGCCCTAGACGGACCACTGCGCCGTCCTCATGGCCCTTGTCGCCGTCTGGGCGGCGTAGGTGGCTTACGATAATCAAGCCTATCTGTAGCTCTTGTGTGAGCGTTGCAAGCTTGGTAAGCGCGATGTCTATGAGCTTACGTTCATCGCCTGTTGCCAGGCCTGACACCATGACTGATACGTGATCGAGGATGATCCACTGACAGCCTAAAGCTTTGACCATGTAGGTAATCCGCTGACATATTAGATCAACGTCTGAGCTACCCCAGTGATCGAAGAGGTACAGAGGGGGCTTTGTGGGAGCAAATAGCTCTCTGAAGGCCTCTTCGATCTCTTCTTGGGTTGCCTGGCTAGGGTCCACCGTGATGTTTTTATTAAGGTGAAGTCCAACCAGACCACGTAAAGTCCTCTTATTGCTTTCTTCGAGCATAAGAAGACCAACCTGTTGATCTAGGTTTTGATGTAGGTGGTAGGCGATTTCTTTACAGAAGGTAGTCTTGCCTGACCCCGACCCTGCACAAATGGTCACCATTTCGCCCTTACGGATCCCGCCTGTTATAGAGTTCAAGCGTTCGTAGGGGTAACTGATGGACGAAGCAGCATCATCCAGACCAATCGTTGTATCGAAGTCAGACGCCGCAACAATACCATCGGGCCGATAATCTCGAGCCTGGAAGATGGCAGTGACGACAGCTGCTGATTCATTATTGAGTAAGCACTCATTTGGATCTTTGAAAGGCAAGTGACCGGCAATCTTAACTTTACCGGCAGGGAAGATCTCAGCACACTTCAGTGCAGCATCTTGCCCTGGTT